TTTTCGCCCCTGCGTGATGGGGCGGCGCCTCCCGCAACCTGAGGACATTCCGATGACCGACATGACCAACGCGGCCCCTGTGGTCGTGATCAGCCCCGGCTTGCCTGATAATCAGCGCCGGTTGATCGAACTCGACGATGCTATCGCCAAGATCCGCACGCAGATCGCTACGGCCGATCTGGCCCGGCAGCGGGGCCACAAACCCATCGACCCGGACTGGTTTCACCGGGCGCGGACGGCGCTGCGGCATCTGAGCCGCGAACGGGCCGAACTCCTGGCCCAAGGTACTGGCCGTCGGCGCCGCGAAAAGCTGAAGGACGCGCTGATCGGCGTGCTGCGCGAGCGCCATGATCCGGAAACCTGGAGCGGCATTCTGGCCGAGGCGCAGGCGCGCAGTGAACGGGAGGCTCTGTGATGGCCGGGCTTCCCGACGCCCCCACGCCAACGCTGACGGCGATATATGCCGATTATGAGGCCCGTCAGGGCGATGGTTTCCGCGATCACCTTGGTGCCTCGATCATCGGCAAATCCTGCGCCCGGGCACTCTGGTATGATTTCCGTTGGGTCACACCTGCGCGCCACTCCGGCCGCCTGCTGCGCCTCTTCGAGACAGGCCAGTTGGAAGAGGATCGCCTCGTGCGCAATCTGCGCGCCACCGGCGCGACGGTGCTTGAGGTTGACCCCGAAACCGGCCGCCAGTTCCGCGTCGAGGCCCATGGCGGGCATTTCGGCGGGTCGCTCGATGGTGTTGCCATCGGCATCCTTGAGGCCCCGAAGACCTGGCACGTGCTCGAGTTCAAGACCCATGGGGTCAAGAGCTTCAATGAGTTGACCGCCAAGGGCGTGGTTATGGCGAAGCCCCAGCACGCCACTCAGATGCAGATTTACATGCACCTGACAGGCATCACCCGCGCTCTTTACGTGGCGGTCTGCAAGGATACCGATGCGCTGCACATCGAGCGTATCGTAGTTGACAGCGCCATGGCAGAGCGCCTTCTGGACAAGGCAGGGCGGATTATCTTCGCCCAGCATCCGCCCGAGCGGATCAGTGAGGACCCGGCCTGGTTCGAATGCCGGTTCTGCGATCACCATGCCGCCTGCCATGAGGGCAGTGGAGCGGCCGTGACCTGCCGGTCCTGCCTGCACGCGACGCCTGTGGATGGTGGTTGGCACTGCGCCCGCCACGACCGGATGCTGGCGCCCGCCGAGCAGCGTGCTGCCTGCGCCCGCCATCTCTTCATCCCCGATCTCGTCCCGGGCGAGGTCATCGATGCAGGCGACGATATCGTCACCTACCGCATGGCCGATGGCTCCACCTGGGCAAACGACGCCCGCACGACGGAGGCCACGCCATGCTAACCCTGCGCCCCTATCAACAGGCCGCGATCACTTCGATCTACAAGTACTACGGCGAAAACTCCGGCAACTGCTGCATTGTAATCCCGACCGCGGGGGGCAAGTCGCTCGTCATGGCCGCCTTTATCGAAGGCGTGCTGAAAGCTTGGCCCGACCAGCGCATCCTGATCGTGACCCATGTCCGCGAGCTGATCGCCCAAAACCATGCGGAGATGATCGGCCTCTGGCCCGAGGCCCCGGCAGGCATCTGTTCGGCGGGCCTCGGCAAGCGCGACACGCAAGCCCGCATTCTCTTCGCGGGCATCCAGTCGATCCACCGACGCGCTCAGGAGGTGGGCCACACCGATCTGGTGCTGATCGACGAGGCGCATCTCATTCCTGGCAATTCCAGCACGATGTATCGCCGGTTTCTGGACGGTCTGGCCCGGATCAACCCCGCGCTCAAGGTGATCGGGCTGACCGCCACGCCGTTCCGGCTCGACAGCGGCATGTTGCATGAGGGCAAGAACGCGCTCTTCACCGACATCGCCTATGAGGCCCCGGTCCGCGATCTGATCGACGCTGGCTATCTCAGCCCGCTCGTATCGAAACAGCCTGCCACACGCCTCGATGTTTCCAGGGTCGGCACCCGCGCGGGCGATTTCATCCAACGCGATCTGGCAGCGGCGGTCGACAAGGAAGCCATCACGCGCGCTGCGGTCACAGAGATCATCGAACACGGGCGCGACCGGAAATCCTGGCTGGCCTTCTGTTCGGGCGTCGAGCACGCGCGCCATGTGGCGGAGGAGTTCGCCCGCCAAGGAATCACCTGCCGGACCATCTTCGGCGACACGCCGAAGGAGGAGCGCGACGCGATCATCGCCGCCTTCAAGCGCGGCGAAATCCGCGCGCTGGCCTCGATGGGCGTGCTGACCACCGGCTTCAACGCCCCCGCCGTCGATCTCATCGCGCTCCTGCGCCCCACCAAATCCGCAGGGCTCTACGTCCAGATGGTCGGCCGCGGCACGCGTCTAGCTTCCGGCAAGGAAAACTGCCTGGTGCTCGACTTCGCCGGCAATGTCCGCCGCCATGGGCCGATCGATCTGGTGCGGCCCCGGCGGCCTGGAGTGGCCGGTGGTGGCGAGGCTCCGACCAAAGTCTGCCCCGAATGTGACAGCATCATCGCGCTCTCGGCGACGGAATGCCCCGATTGTGGTCATGTCTTCCCGGCCCGCGAAGTCAAAATCGCCCCCACGGCGGCTGCGCTCCCGGTCCTTTCGCCGAAACTGCAATGGGTGCCGGTGCACGGCGTTTCCTACAGCCGCCATGACAAGCTGGGCGGGCTGCCTTCGCTGAAGGTGACCTATAGCTGCAGCCTGAAATCCTACAGTGAATGGGTCTGCATCGAACATCAGGGCTATGCCCGCCAGAAAGCCGCCGAGTGGTGGCGCAAGCGTGCCCCGGGCTTCCCGGTGCCGCTCAGCGTCGATGAGGCGATCGCTGAAGCTGCCCGTCTTGCTCGCCCCACCGAAATCTCGGTCCGCCCCTCGGGCCGCTACGTCGAAATCTCCGGCTACAGGTTTGATTCATGCCCCAATCCCAACCAGGCCTCTGCGCCGTCTGCCACCGGCAACCTCGCGGGTTTGGCTGGTTCGACCGGAGTTTCCGCGCCTCCGACCCGCGGCGCGACACCGACCGCAAGCACCTCTGCAGCCGGACCTGTCAGGACATCTGCCATGGGAGGGCGGGCATGATCGATCCCACCCCGAACGAGGCCGAGGCGATGACCGTCGGCGGCCAGCAGGGCGGCGAGTATCTCGAGAGCATCGGCAAATCCGATCTGGCCACCCTGACCGAAACGGAATGGGACCGTTTCATCGATGCGGTCGTCACCGGATATTGCGACCACCTGCGCGCGCTTGCGGCCAAAGACCGCAAACGCCTCGACGCCATGGCCCCCGAGGTGCCCTTCTGATGGCTGACATATCCTTCATGGCGCGCTTTGGCGCGCGGCTCATCACCAATGGTTATGCCATCCTGCCAATCGGCCCCGGCACGAAAAAGCCCGGCCGGTTCCAGCGCGGGGCGTGGGCGGATTATCCGGAGTGGAACCGCCATGCCGAGCGCGGCACCACGGAGGTCGAGGTGGCCACATGGTCGTCCTGGCCGGATTGCGGTGTTGGGATTGTCGGAGGTGCGGTTGCGGCGGTCGATATCGACATCGCCGGGGACGCAGACTTGGCGCTGCGGATCGAGCATCTGGCGCGTGAACGTCTCGGCGACACACCCGCGTTGCGCATCGGCAGGGCCCCGAAACGGATGCTGGTCTATCGCACGGCTGAACCCTTCCGGGGCATCAAGTGCCATCCGCTCGAGGTCCTCTGCCTTGGGCAGCAGTTCGTGGCCTATGCAAATCATCCAGACACGGGCGCGCCTTATGCGTGGCCGGAGGAGGGTCTGGCGGACATCGACATTACCGACCTTCCGGAAATCTCGGTCGAGGCTGCCGTGGCGTTTCTCGACGAGGCCTATGCGCTTTTGCCGGAAATCCTGCAGCAGCGCGGGCTAGCAGCCCTGTCGCCACCGGCGGAAGTCTCACGCAGTCACAGCCAGATCGGCACCTTGCCCGCGATAGAGGCGGCGCTCGCTTGGCTGCCCAACGCCGAACTGGACTACGACAGCTGGATGCGTGTCGGCATGGCGCTGAAAGGGGCGCTCGGCGAAACCGGGGCCGATATCTTCGCCGCTTGGTCAGCGCAGGCGGCGAAGGATGTACCTGCCGCCACCATGAAGGCCTGGACCAGCTTCAGGCCCGACCGGATTGGCGCTGGCACGATTTACCACCTCGCCATGGAACGCGGCTGGCAACCCCAGTCCGACCTCCGCCTCGATGGCAGCTTGCCCGAGGGTGGCGACCATCCGGCGGCGGGGCTGCTGGCAAGGCTGGACGTGGCGGAAGGCGAACCGTTCGCGGCCCCGGCTCAGCCGCCGTTCTCGCTGGCCATCCCTGACGGGTTGGTCGGCGATCTAGCCGATTACATGCTGACCACGGCACGGCGTCCTCAGCCACTTTTATCGTTAGGGGCCGGCCTCTGCGCCATCGGCGCCCTGATGGGGCGGAATTACCGCACGGAGAGCAACTTGCGCTCGAACCTCTATGTCGTCGGCATCGCCGATAGCGGATCGGGCAAGAACCATGCCCGGGAAATCATCAACGAGACGTTCTTCGAAGCCGGGCTTGCCCATCACCTCGGGGGCAACAAGATCGCCTCTGGCGCGGGGCTTCTGACCGCGTTGCACCGCCAGCCGGCAACCCTGTTCCAGATCGACGAGTTCGGGATGTTCCTCTCGGCGGCGGCGGACCGCAAGCGCAGCCCGCGCCACATCACCGAGATCCTCGACAACATGACCGAGCTCTACACCTCGGCAGGCGGCATCTTCCTTGGCGCGGAATATGCCAACCGCGATGGCACGAACGAACGGCGCGACATCAACCAGCCCTGCCTCTGCGTCTATGGCACCACGACGCCGCTGCACTTCTGGGGCGCATTGCAGGGGGCGAACGTCGTCGATGGTTCGCTCGCCCGTTTCCTGATCCTGCCCAGCGACGAGGACTACCCCGACGAAAACATCGCTGTGGGCATCCGCCAGACCCCGGCTGCGCTGATCCAGGGGCTGCAACTCATCGCGGCGGGCGGTGGGACCAAAAAGGGCAATCTGACCGGTAAGACCGCCGATCAGAATACGGCCGTGAACCCGATGATCGTGCCGATGACCGCGGAGGCCCGCGCCCGGTTTCGTCACCTTAGCGTTGAGTTAACGCAGGAGTTGCGCGCTGCGGCCGGCACAGCCTTCACTG